AGTTAATAAATGATGACCCTTTTGGATACCATGCCCAGCTATCAGGATATGAAACAGCTAGTGGAACTAACAAGGGAGGTTTTCTTGTTGCTGATAAATCAAGTGGTGATATATGTTTTTATAAACCAGAAGACTTAGCTAAACCTGATACAAGAAGTTTAATAAAAGATTTAAATACTAAACTTGCTAGTGATACACCTCCTGAAAAATGTTATGAATTAAAGACAGAGAAGAATGGAAACAAAGCTATACCAATTGGTTGTCAATTTTGTATACATAAGTTTGAATGTTATGCAGATGCAAACAAAGGTAAAGGTTTAAGAGTATTTAAATATTCAAATAAGAATGTGTTCTTAGCTGATGTAGTTAAAGAACCTCTTGTAGAAAGATATAACAAGGGTTGTAACTTAATATACACGCGAGGTTCATGGTTAAACCTCTTAACAAAGAAAGGAGAAAATATGTTTAATTTAAAATTAGATATACCAACTTATGAAGAATGGAAAGTTCAAATGGAAAAATTTATGAAAGAACAACCTGAACAAGGCAAAAAATATTATGACCAAGTTCAACAGTTCTGGATGGATTTCTTTAAAGATATGTTTACAATCAAAAAATAAATACTATTTTTTAAAAGGTTTATCTCCTAATATTTTTATATATAAAATATGCTAAAGAATTTGAAGATGGAATTAAAACACAAACATCTGCTAGTTAGAGCAGAAGTTTTAGAACCACCTAAAGATTTAAAGTCTACTAGAAAGTGGATAAGAAATTTAATTAAAGATATTGATATGAAAATATTAGGTGGACCATATGCAAAGTATTGTGAGTCTATAGGTAATAGAGGATTAACTTGCGTTACTATAATAGAAACATCCCATATAACTTTACACTCATGGGATGAAATGAGTCCTGCGTTAGTACAGTTGGATGTTTATAGTTGTAAAGAATTAGATGAGAAGATTGTCTTTGATTATGTTTATAAGTTTCAACCAGTAAGAATGTCTTATAGATATTTTGATAGAGAAAAGAATTTTAAATTAATTAAATTAAAAAAATGAAATGTTTCTATTGTAACGCAGAAGTAAAAAAGAAAAATAATTTAAATAGGTTTGAAGAATTTATTAAACAAACTAATGACAAGCATCAAAGAGAATTAAAAGAAGTTAAAAAAGATAATAAAAGATTAGCATTACAAATTAATGATTTAGAAAAAACGATTAGAAGAATACAAAATGAACACTAAACAAATGAAATCTATAAGAAGAAAAGCTAAAGGTATTTTAGTTGAATGGTTAAAGACTTTGTTAAATAAAGAAGAACAAGCAAAGGTTAATACAAAAAATATATTAACATTACTACCTAACCAAACTCATTACTATCAAGGTGATACCTTTAGACTTCAACCTTGGTCTTATAAATGGGTTGTAAAGAAATTAAAACGCAACTCACAGTTGACAATGGATGATTTAAATGCTATGTTACAACCAACAGAGAAACAATTAAAAAGACAGAAGATGATAGAACAAGGACCACTATAATGCCAAATAAAGATATGTTCAAAGGTATTACTTATGATTCATTAGATAAACAGGTAGATGGAAATCATTATGCTAAAATGAAAATTCAACCTGCTGAATTTATAAATGAAAATAAGTTATTATTTGCAGAGGGCAATGCAATAAAATATATATGTAGACACAAAGTAAAAGGAAAACAAAAAGATATTGAAAAAGCTATTCACTATCTTGAAATGATACTTGAAAGGGATTACTCATGAGTTTATCAGAAGCACAAATAAGACAACTAGAAAAAAGGGCAAGAGGTTTTCGCAGACTTATTGCTGCATTAAATGATTTAAATATGTATGGTATACATGAACAAATAGATAAGATGTTATTTGTTAAGATAGAAAATTTAAAAGAACATTTAAAAAAGAAAATAAAAAGAAACAATGAAAAACTAAATGAAATCTATACTGAAACTATAGATGCTTTAGTTGATGATGATTATCAAAGTGGAGAGATAGGTTATCAAGGTCAACCTATACATAAAGAAGAACCTGTTGGTGAATCTTTTATTAGTAAAAATTATAACGAAATGATAGCTGATGAGTAACCAAGAAGATTTAACTTACGAAAATGAAACTGAAGCACCTAGTCCAATGGTTCAAATCTCTATTAAAGAATATGATAAATTAAAAGAGGAACAATCTTTTATAAAAGATAAATCTTTAATTGCTATAATAGATAAGATAGAAGAATTAATTAGAGCATTAAGAAAACATATTGTAAGAACAGATATATAACTTATGAATAATGTAATAGGGCTAGATGGTAAACCTAAAAAACCTACATCACATAAATATAATATGCGTTTATGTTTAGTAGGTACAGATGATATTGATATACAAAATATTCTAACCTTTGGTATAGCTGATGATGGGTTCTTTATGGTAAAGTCATATAATAATATGACACTACCTACCTTCATGACTAATCCTGCAAGAATACAGAGTGTTGAAATTTATAAGGAAGGTGATAAACCTTTAACTAAATTAAAGAAAGGAAAATCTGATGATGATTTTCTTTTAGACCTCTTAAGGAAAAAGCATGAGACCCAATCCAAAAAGCAGTAAAGCTAAACCTAGAGTTAAAAGAAAAGAAGCTGAACTCATGGGTTTTAAATTGATTATAAATAATCAAGGACAATTCATTACCGAAATAAAAAATTATCCTAATGATAAGATACCATTACATTTTAAAAAAGAAAATGCTGGTGTTATTATTGCTATGTTAAGAGAATGTAAAGCTAATTTTTCTGAGTTGTCTGATGATTTAGAAAAGATTGCAAGAGATGTGTTTCATTCTTAGGTGCCTAATTTTTTTTCTTCCTTTTCAGGAGTACAAAAAAATTTAAAAAACATTTTATGTTCGTTAATAGCTTCTGGTCCTAAGACTTCCATTCTAGATAATGATTCTTCATAACCAGAAATCATACAATCATAAAAATTATCAGAAATAGTATTTGACTTGTAAGGGTCAAGGCATTTACCTGCTACTCCTGAACATAAAATTATAAATAAAAATATCTTCATGTTATTGACAGCTTAAACATTCGTCTGAATCATCAACGACTATTTCTTTTTTATTACATTTACAATCTTCACAAGGACAGACTCCATATAAATCAGAGTGACCTTTAACATTGCAATGACAATTGCAACTACAATCTGTACATTTATCTATCTTCATCAGTCTAATATTAAAGAAGTAATCTTCTTTTCTCCCATATATATCTCAATGTTTGCCTTAGACTTCAGACATTGATAGACAACTCTATCTGTAGTACTCTTATCCTTCATAGCATATCTTTTTGATTTAAGACATTGGCTTAAGCTGTCTTGAATTCTGTGTTCTATAATTTGGTTATCTACAATAAGTAGTAAAGCGAAAACAATCTCTATCATTAGTGCGTTCCCTTTCCATTACGAATTAATTTCTCTACATCTTCACTTAATTTTTTAGTTCTTTCTTTTAAAAAATCTATGTTAACAGCATTATTTCTCATACCCTTAAGTTCTTTTTCTAAATCTTCTAATAAACCTGACATATGCTCCACCAACATGAAAAGTTCTGCTTCCCCACTTGACTGACCTAATTCACCCCTAGGGTATTTGATTCTGAATTCTGTATTTTCAATTAAATCTTTTTCCATTAACTCTAAAGTCGTGCTATGCTTATTAAGGGTTTCCTGTATACCAAAAAATGCATACACCCCAATCCCAACTGCCGAGATAATTCCAAGAAGGTTTTTCATAGGCATAGAAATTGCTGTCTTATCTGACACATCAATTCTATTATTCTTCATCTAATTCCTGGACCTCCACAATAAGCTAAGATGCACATAGCAATTATTAATACACTTGTAAAATAATAATTCATAATTGTACCTCATAAATTAGTTATAATTATATCCTGTTCTTGGTTGATTATCTTCTAAAGCTTCAAATAATTTTATCTATTATAATAGTATTCCTATTAATAATCCTAATATGGCTATCATTATCATTTTTTATAACCTAATCCTTTATCTCTGCTTCCCCATAGCTTTTGCCATGACCAAACATTTAATTTGCTAGACCAATGATAAATAAATAAAACAAAATGTTTCATTATTTTTTAACTAATGAACCACCAAAATATAAACCAATAATAGCTGATACTAAGTTGGTATCTAATGGTGTAATAACTAAACTATTTGAAGATAGTGTTACCCATTTCATTATTTCTTTTTCAGGTAAGAAAAAAAATGCAGGTTTAAATTCTAAATATCCTACAATTACACTTACATCTGGTTGTAATATTGGCATTAGCTTTGGTAATAATACTATTGCAAAAACAGCAGTTAATGCTATAATTCTTCTAGTCCATTGAAATCCTTCATTACCATATTCTCTAGCTTCTTTAAATCCTTTTTGCTGTACATCAGCTCTAGCCAATAACATTTTTTGTTCTGCTTGTTTTGCCTTAATACTTTGAGACCATATACTCATTACTCCACCGAGTACAGTAGACCCTAGCATTGTTATCATTTCAAATGGCATTTATTCTCCTTTGTAACTAGGGAGCTATTAAACTCCCTAGCTCGTTAATGTTATTTTATTTTTATTGTTTTAGCTTTTTTCTCTTCAGGTGAGTCTTGATATAATTTTATATTAAGAATACCATCTTTGAAATCAGCCGAATCTACTTTAACATATTCTGATAAAGTAAATTTTCTAACAACACTTCTTGATGCGATACCTTGATGTATTAAACTATCTTTATCTTTATCTTCTTTCTTAGCTTTGATAGTAAGCACACCATCTTGTAACTCACATTCTATATCAAACTTAGTGAAACCAGCTAATGCCATTTCTATCTGATGCTTTCCTTCACCTACTTTTCTTATGTTGTATGGTGGAAAGTTAGAAGTGTTTATTCTTGAGACCTCATTTAATGAATCAAACATTCTATCAAATCCGATAGAGAAGTTTTTAAATGGGTCAAAGTTTATTAAATCGTATTGTGTCATATTAATCCTTTCGTTAAGCGATTTAAGTTTAGTAATCCCTAATGGGCATTACTCTT